GGAGATTTTGGACTTACTCACAACTTAACTTGTGTTTTCGGTTCGGGCATGCTGCGTGCGACGAGTATTCTGCGTCGTAGAGGCTGCAGGGCGGCCCGCTTGCGGGTTGGCCCTCCTCTCTGCTTGGGTTTTGTTACCTGTTCTCCGAGCAGTGGTATTGGTTCGTGCTGTATTCGCCGTGGCGGTGACCTCGGCCGTTTCCTGCAGTAGGGCATCAGGTCCTCTGATTGCCGTTGGTCGTGCATCAACAATTTGGTTGTCAACAACGACATCAACGCTGGCAGGTGTTGGGGGTCGGGGTTCAGCACATAGCGGAGCTTCAAGTATTTCCGGGATTGATTTGGCGGCAACCAACCACTGGTTGAAAATACTTCGGTCGAATTCTGGGAACTGTTCACTAAGCTCCACGTCCATCCATCCGCCAACATTTGCGTTTGGGTACTGGGTGGATTCGTCGAAACGAGACCACCAGTTACCGATTCCAAGCAATGTCGTTGGCCGGTAGGTAGACAGCAAAAGCACTTGTTTACAAAGTTCGCCGATGATGGGAGTGTTTCCATCGGTCGCCACGTATGACATGGCTTTTTCGACCAGCTTTTGTTCAGACGTGACACCAGCAGGCATGCGTACCGTAGTATGGAACTTGGAGAGCTGTCTCTTGATGTCACACATACTATCAGGGCTTCCTGTCCAGATTTCTGGTGAATAGTAGCGTGCCAAGAAATTGACGCCTCTTTGTCCGCGTTGTACAGTATTTGCTTCCAGAATGAGTCCGACTTTTCCGCAGGCCCATTTGTGGTCCTCGACTGGTAAGTCGGCATCGCAACCATCGTCACCGAAGTGAATACCGAGGGCATCGAAAGCTTCCTGTGGATCGTATCTGTGGCCTTCCGGGGTAACGGTGTGTCTGAAACCAAGGTAGGCGGCGAAAGCAGCACGGAGGGTCTGGAGGAGACTCGTGGCGGAGCATCCAGATCCATGCGACGAATCTTGCGAGAAAGTTGTTCCATTGGGCAGTTTTCCCGTGTTATCAACGTTTCTCTTGAGCAGTTCATTCAAACGATCCCTATGACGTGGAAAGGCCTTCATCAACGTCACTCGGTCCACAAAACGTAGGCAGTAGGTAATCGTGCCATCCATGCGGTGTAGGTCAGAAATATTCATGAAGTGTTTGGCATTCATGCAAATCTCGACCATACGCATGGCGATTTCCTCTGGCGTTTTGCCCGGACCGTACCACGCAAACTTCTTAAACTCTCTGGAGAGTGCCAATGAAAACATGGCCATCTCCAATTTGGTGTCATCAGGATAGGTCGAGATATTGCGTGGATCTTTGACATCCGCGTAAGCTTCGGCCTTGATGAAACATTTGAGAATTTTCTGCACGTGAGGGCCGCAAAGGACGGCTTTCATGAGCGAAAGTTTCTGGGCAGGGTTGGTTTGTTTCTCAGCCACATAGTCATAACAAACTGGCTCGAGATTCATCCCGGCAGTGAGGAGTGTCGCAAACTCCCCAATGCATTGATCACGAAATGAGCACGGTCGAGGTTCCTCTTTCTTCAAATTGTTAATTCGACCTTTTACACACTGTCTTTCGCCAGCATCGTTGGCGATTGGTGCGTATGCTGCGTGGACCAAGGGACTCATAAAAGCCTGCAACTTCGGTTTGGCGTCCTGATCATACTGACGCGGTTCGAATTGGTAGGCTCTGACACCGGCTTCTAGGGGGTAAACAATTGGAATTTTCCTGGGAGTACAGGCCCGGTGGTACTCTGTGAGCACCACGGCAGCAGGCCTTTCTTCCTTAGGTAGCCACGAGGCGACGGTGGGCATCATCAGGTTGTTTGTCCCAAGCCTGGCTACGCCCGCTATAGCATCATCGACGTCCGCTCCGATTGTTGCGCAAAGGTAAGATCCGGCACGAGCAGTGGTTACGCAAGTTCTGTTCTTTCCATGCACTAGGAATCGGACGAAGGTTTGTCCGTCCGCCGCGCGGACGATAGGATCAAACCTCTTAATTGTTTTCCCTTCAAGTAGGAAGTATGCCAGAATGGCGCTGACACCACTGAAAATTTTCAGAGGTGTCAACAGTACCACTTGGCGGTTTTTCGCTACCTGTTTCCGTTCTGCCGCATATGCCAGGACCTTCGTGGGTATCCAAGGCACATATCTTGACCATTGGACTACTTTGAAGCTGTCTCCAGCATAGTCCCACAGTCGGTGACAGTATGAGCCGCCGCCGTCAACGATGGTATTGAACAAGCCATCCTCTGTAAAAAGAGTAGTGGTGTTGTCCAACGATATCGTCACAGCGGCATCTGGGACGACCGTGTACAGAAGAACCGGTTTCTCATGTTGCCCAAGAAAATGGGGCATGTCGATGTAATAGTCAACGTCGCAGATGTACAAAACATCTTCCTTTCTCATTACATCATTGCGGTTCTTCGCATTGGTGTCCTTGGCCCAGAACCACTGGCGCGATCCTCTTAGCCCTTTACGCTGGTCAGATTTCGCCATCTCGACCACATAAAGTGAGACGCCGCAAAAGGACGCCATTTTCCGTCCGAAGACGGTGGCTGAAGACCGCATCGCAGCAGCTTCGGGGTGGGTGTGACCCGGCACAACAGGAGCCAGGTCAACATTGGTGGTGGCGAAAGCATCACGTGCTAGGTCCGGAGAGATTTCCGGATCACTGGCTAGATGCTCGCACAACGCAGATAGAGCTCCTCTCAGATCTGCGTTCTTCAACGTCACGATGGCATGGCAGCATAACGCGCCGCCAGCCAAGCAAAGTGCAATACTAAGTCGAGACATTGGTTTCGGAGACGATTAGCT